GGACATAAGTCGGAGCATGGTGATGATCCGAAACTATTTGATCGCTTTGATTGTGTATTTACTGGGCATTTTCATACTAAGTCCAATTCTGGTAACATTTATTATCTTGGTAGCCCTAGTCAGTATACTTGGTCTGATTACGGCGATGAGCGCGGCTTTCATATTTTTGATACGGAGACCCGAGAACTTACGTTCATTAGAAACCCTTACTCGGTGTTTAGAAGAATACTCTATAATGATGCGGAGAAAAGCATTGAAGAAGTAGTAAACTTCGATGCTAATGAATATGCAGGATGTTTTGTCAAAGTAATTGTTCAAAACAAAACTAATCCATATTGGTTTGATATGGTGATAGATAAGTTAGAAAAAATTGGCATTTCTAATCTTCAAGTCGTTGAAGATCATTTAAATTTAAATCTTGTTGCTGACGAAGAAATCGTTAATGAAGCAGAAGACACCATGACCATTTTGAGAAAATATGTTGATGGTATGACTGTGAATGATAAGAAACGAGTTGACAATATTGTTACTGAACTGTACAATGAAGCATTAAGTATTCAATGATAGGATGATTTGTGATTTTATTTAGAAAAATACGATGGATGAATTTCCTATCTACAGGCAATGTATTTACAGAAATTCAATTAGATAAAACACAGACAACACTTATTGTGGGTGAGAATGGCGCAGGCAAATCAACTTTGCTTGACGCCTTGTCGTTCGTTTTATATGGCAAACCTTTTCGTAAGATTAATAAGCCCCAGTTGCTTAACTCAATCAATAAAAAAGACCTTGTAGTCGAAGTTGAGTTTAATATTGGGCCAGGTTCATTCAAGATCATTCGTGGTCTTAAACCCGCAATGTTTGAGGTGTACAAAGATGGACATCTATTGAACCAAGACGCCGATCAGCGTGACTATCAAGATATTCTTGAGAAACAAATCCTCAAGTTAAATCATAAGTCATTCTGTCAGGTAGTTGTGCTGGGATCTGCATCCTTCATCCCCTTCATGCAGTTAACAGCACAAGCACGTAGAGAAGTGATTGAGGACCTTTTGGATATTCAAATCTTCTCTACGATGAATTCATTGCTCAAGCAAAAAATAACAAACAATAACACTTCATTGCTCATTGTTGATAAGGATGTAGAATTAACATCTGAAAAAATTAAAATGCAGCAAATGCATAATGAAGCAATGCAGAAAAATATTGATGAGCAATTAGATAAGTTGCGTTCTGAACTTCGTTCAATCACTGATAGGATTGAACAGGAAAGAGAATCTGCGGAGCTTTATGATGAAAAGATTGCTACACTCACACAGGAAATTCAAGATCAAGAAAACCTTGAAAAGAAACAAAATAAAATTATGTCCTTGGGATCACAGTTACAAGCGAAGGTGGAAAGAATTAATGAAGAAATTAAATTTCTACAGAGCCATGATGACTGCCCTACGTGTAAGCAAGGAATCGGACAAACATTCAAGAGCAATGAGATTAACAACAAACTTCTTACATGCTCAGAAACAGAAAAAGGACTTGATGCCCTCACCGAAGAAAGAAATAAAATCAATGTCCGTTTATCCGAAATTAGAACAATCAATTCGAAAATCACGGATCTTAGTATTAAGAGAATCACACACCTCAACACCTCAAAGGCACTTCTTACGCAAGGAAAGAAAGTCGCAAATGACATTGAGGAATTGCAGAAAAATTCATCAGAGCATCACACCATAAGTGCATTAGATGATTTAGAAAAAATGCTTCAGGAACAAATTGATTTAAAGAGCGAACACCTTAAGGACAAAGATGCATATTCTGCAGCAGCAGTAATCCTGAAAGATACAGGAATCAAAGCAAGGATAATCAAGCAATATGTTCCCATTATTAATAAGCTTATCAGTAAGTATCTTGCTGCTCTCGATTTCTTTGTTATGTTTGAATTGGACGAGAATTTTAACGAGACAATCAAATCAAGATTTAGGGACGACTTTTCTTATGCCTCTTTTTCAGAAGGTGAGAAAATGCGTATCAATCTTGCTATCTTGTTTACTTGGCGCGCTGTTGCTAAGTTGCGTAACAGCGCATCTACTAATCTTCTCATTATGGATGAAGTATTGGATGGAAGTTTGGACAGTAATGGAACTGATGAATTCTTGAAGATATTAAATAACTTGACATTAGACACAAATACGTTTATTATCAGTCATAAAGTTGATCAGATGTATGATAAGTTTAGTAGCGTAATTAAGTTTGAGAAACACAAAAATTTTTCACGGATGGCAGAATGAAAAAGATAATAATATATCCAAATCCTATTTTAACGACTCCTTGTGTGCAATTTGATTTTAATAATCCTCCTATTGATCCAATACAGATAGCAGATGAATTGATTATGACCTGTCATGAAAATAAAGGTATAGGATTAGCAGCAAATCAAATTGGATACCCATATAGAGTTTTCTGTACTATTGGCGCAGAATCTTTTGTGTTCTTCAATCCTAAGATAGTATCAGAAGGAGCAGAAAAAATTGATTTGATAGAAGTATGTCTTTCTGTTCCGGGTGTAAGCGTAAAGGTAAAGCGTGCAGGTGAAGTTCGAGTAAGATTTCAGACACCTTCAGGATTGACCACTACAAAGACATTCAATGGATTGACAGCAAAAACAATTCAACATGAGATAGATCATCTAGACGGAATCATGTTTTTTAACCGAGCAAACAGATATCACAGAGATAAGGCAATGAAAGGATACTACAATGGAAAATAATCGCCCAGGATTTATGATTGACAATTTTCTTATTACTTTTCCTACTGAAAAAAGTAAAGATTTTGTAGAAGAAAATGAAGATGGATCTATGACAATTATTGTTGATATTTACAAGATAGAAGCAGGAAAGCAGATTCCTGTAGAACAGTCAGAAATTACTCCTGAACTTGAAGAAAAGATTGGCAAGTTTGTAAATGATATGCTTACAGAAGCTATAGAAAAATTGAAAGAAACTCATGAAACACCGGATGATGGTTGACAATTTTACTAAATAACTGTATGATCAAATAATCATCAACTAGGAACTTTACTATGAGTATGTTTACAGACGTGAGAGCTTTTCATCAGGCATTCGGGCAGCGTATCGGCGATAAGCCAGAGCTTCCTGATATAGAAGAACGTAAGCTCCGTATTAAACTCCTTGATGAAGAAGTATTCGAATATACAGATGCGGAATATGCAGACGACCTTGTTGAAATTGCTGATGCCCTTGCTGACATTATCTATATTGCTTGCGGCACTGCCGTTTCTTACGGCATTCCTTTGGATGACGTTTTTGCTGAGGTTCATAGAAGCAATATGGCAAAGCTGGTCGACGGCAAGGTAATTCGTCGCGCTGATGGTAAAGTGCAGAAACCAGAAGGATGGCAACCGCCAGATATTAAGCGTATCTTGAACCTTTGAGGACGTTATGAATATTTTTTATGTAGATGAAGATCCTGCAGTTGCGGCAAAGTGCTTAGTTGATAAGCATGTTGTTAAAATGATTCTCGAGAGCGCACAGTTGCTCTCGACAGCTCATCGTGTATTAGATGGTAAACAGCGAGTAGCACAAAGGCTTGTTCCTGGCACTCTTGAACATCCAAAGTATCGTAAGCATACTTCTTGGATTCTTGATGATGGTCGCGAAGGTATAATTTATTCTGCTACACATGTAAATCATCCTTCTGCTATTTGGTGTCGTCAGTCAATTGCTAACTATAATTGGCTATATGATCATTTTCATGCTTTGATGTGTGAGTATACTCATCGCTATGGTAAATTTCATAAGTGTTATGGTGAAATTTCCACAATGCTTTTAGAACCTCCGCAAAATTTAAAAAACGTTGCTCAAACAACTATGCCTTCTGCTATGCCAGAAGAATTCATCAGCGATAAAAATACCCCCTTGACAAATTATCGAGCTTACTATAGAATTGGTAAATCGAATCTTCATAAGTGGACTAAACGTGAACCCCCGGAGTGGATATATGGCTAAATTTTATTCTACAAAGACCTACGGTACGGACCGTGGGTTTTCATGCTGCTTTCGTCAGTGGAAAGCAGATCATTCGCACTGTTCTACATTGCATGGATACTCCATAGGCATCAAGTTGATCTTTGAATCTGACACTCTTGATTCTCGTAATTGGGTTATGGATTTTGGCGGTTTGAAGCAATTCAAGGATTGGGCAGATTATATGTTTGATCATACTCTTATTATTGCTTGGGATGATCCTCACCGTGAAACCTTTACGCTATTGGATGGTATCACTGGCGGATATCAAGATCGTGGTGTTTGTGATCTTCGTATTGTTGATGGTGTTGGATGTGAGATGTTTGCTAAGATGTGTTATGAAGCAATGAAAGATATGCTCTATAATGCTCGTATTAATGATCTTGGTAAATATCCTCTCAGTGAAGCAGTTAGATTGAAGAGTGTAGAAGTATTTGAACACGCGGGCAACTCAGCAATTTATGAGGGTGACAATGAGTAATATCAAAGTAGCAGAATTATTTTATTCCTTGCAAGGTGAAGGAGCATATCTTGGAACACCTAGTGTATTCCTTCGCACCTTTGGATGCAATTTTCAATGTGCTGGTTTCGGAATGAAACGCGGCGAACTTAGTAAAGAAAGAGAAAATGTCGATCCAAACAATTATGAAAGATATAATGACTTACCTTTGGTACACACTGGTTGTGACAGTTACGCTAGTTGGGATGCTCGTTTTAAGCATCTCTCACCCATGATGTCTATTGAATCTATTGTTGACAAGATGCAAGCATTGCTTCCAGGTGGCAAGTTTGGTCCTGACAAGCATTTGATTCTTACAGGCGGCGAACCTTTGCTTGGTTGGCAGCGTGCTTACATTGATCTATTTGAAGAGATTGGCAAGCGTGATATGAACCTTACTCATATTACATTTGAGACAAATGGTACACAACCATTGCATGAAGACCTTAAAAGTTGGTTTGTTGATAATGAACATTTCCCATGGATCAACATCACATTTAGTGTTTCTTCTAAACTACCTTCGTCAGGTGAAGCGTGGGAAGATGCTATTAAACCAGAAATCATTCAAGAATATTATGAATATTCATCTCTATTATACTTCAAGTGGGTAGTATCTGATGAGGATGACTATGCAGATATTCTAAAAGCAGTTGACATTTATGGCAAAGTGTGCGATATTGCAAGCATACCAATCTATCTGATGCCTGCAGGCGGAACGTCTAAGGTTTATGATAGCAACGAAGGTTGGGTAGCAGAACTCGCAATGAATAATGGATGGCGCTATACTCCGCGACTGCAAGTACAGTTGTGGAAAAATGCATGGGGAACATAATGAATACTTCCGAAAGAATTATTAAGAAACTAAAAGATAACAACGTCCGCTTTCATGCGGACGATAACATTAATAAGTGGGTCAATCCTGTTGATATGGCAGACCTCATTGATGAATTGACAGAAAAGTTTGATGGCGTTCTCCGCTCATTGATTATTGATGTTGATAATGATCCTAATAGTAAAGGCACTGCAAGGCGTCTTGCTAAGATGTATATACATGAGATTATGTCTGGTAGGTATTATCCAGAACCTAATGTTTCATCTTTTCCCAATGATGATAGCACGGGATCAGATCCTTATACAGGCATGATTGTAGTTCGTGCTGAATTAAAATCAATGTGTTCTCATCATCATCAAACTGTTAATGGCACTGCATATATTGGAGTCATTCCGCGTGATAAGGTTGTTGGATTGTCTAAGTATATTCGCATTGCACAACACCAAGCGCGTCGTGGCACATTGCAAGAACAACTTTGCGGAAAGATTGCAAGAGCAATTAGCGATGCAACAGAATCACCTGATGTTGCGGTATACATAGAAGCAAGGCATGGTTGTTGTGAGAATCGTGGAATCAATGCTCATAACTCATTGACTCAAACGACTGTATTGCTTGGTGATTTCTTGAATGATCATTCTGTTAAGACAGAATTTTTCTCTAATGTAAAACTACAGAAATATCAGTGTGATTGATGACTGAGAAAAAGCAACTCGATTATGTTATATCTGCTGTTGGCATGATGGGTGTATTTACACCTGACCATGAAGCATTTTGGTATCCTGAATATAAGAAGATGACTCTATCTTTGATGGAGTCACTTAATAAGCGTATTGCGGAAACATGTCATAATACAAAACCACTTGTCTCGACTCTATATAATGCTTACACTGAAAAGAATCATGTAGATGAATTCAAGCGTCTTGAAAATTTAGGATCAGCATCTGTTTATGCGGATTCGGGCGGGTTGCAGATTGTGACTGCAGGAAAGACAATTACTACAGACATCAAGAATCAAATCTATAAGACACAGACATACGCTGACTATGCTATGTGCTTTGATGTTATTCCTTTGTCTTCTGTATCATTGACTAGAACACGGAACGAGCGTTCTAATGTTGGCAATAAGATCTTTCATTCTGAAAAGCATCGTGACGCTGCTTTTGCCACAGGTGATAATGTCAAGGCACAAGCATCTTTCTTTAGAACAGTAGGTGCAAAGACGAAAGTCATTATCATTGTTCAAGGCAATGATATTCAAGACATGGTAGAATATTTTAAAAATATCACGACTCGTCTTGATGATGTTGACTATGACAACATTGGTGGATTGGCTATTGCTGATACTTGCATGGGTAATGGCGAATTAGAATCAATCAAGATGCTTGTTGCTGCTAAAGAAATCTCAAAGATTTGCCATCCTAACATCAAGAAGCATTTGCATGTTCTTGGTGTTGGGTCAATCTATCGTATGAGACCTATTCTATATTTGCTCAAGTCAGGATACCTTTCTGCCTTCGAAAGAGTATCTTATGATTCTAGTTCTCATACTTCTACCTTTCAATACGGATTACTTAAAGTAAATGGGACTTGTACTTCTATAGGATCTACGAAGACTTTTGCGGTTGACAAACATTTTAGAAACGTGTACAATTTATTTCATGATACGTTTGCTAGGTACGTATCAGAAGATAAATTCATTGATTCTATCTTTACTACTGATCCTCAAGCAGATTGGAAGTATTCTACAATCAAAAATAGAGTAATAGAATCTGGTGATCCCGATGTTATTATTCCATCTTTGCTCTGTAATGCTGCTCATACATACTATCAGATTCACAACTTCATAACAAATCTTGATAAAGTAATGTTAGATGAATTTGGTATACTGAATGATTCTAACATGAATGAGTATACTAAAATGAGACCTATCAATAGCCTATTAAGCATTGATACTGATGAAAAAATGAAGGATTGGTTGTCTTTCAATTCATCAAGCATCAAAACCAAAAGCATCAAGCGTGATACTGAACTTGCAACACTAGAAGGATTCGAATAAATGACTCTAATGAAAATGACTGATATTGAAAGCATTGCGTCGGTTCACCTCGGCAAAGCAGGAGACGGAACTGTTGTTAAACCTTATGTTACACCTGACTATATTGATCCTGGGTTGCTTGTTGGTATTCCGCGGTATCTCAATCGTGATCAGTATGATCTTTATGCTGATGATCTTCCTTTTTTGGGTTATGATGTTTGGAACTGTTATGAGTTTTCTACACTTACAAACAATGGATTTCCAGTTAGCGGCGTTCTTCGTATTATTTACTATGCTGATTCTTTTAAGATTGTAGAATCAAAGTCGCTCAAGTTGTATTTGAATTCTTTCAATATGGTCAAGTGTGGCGAAACAGTACATGATGTTATTGATTTTGTAGAAACAACTGTGCAAGATGATTTAACTGATATTCTTGGTCCTGTAGAAGTGCGATTCTGTGATAGTAAAACAAGGAAGGCAGATCCGTTCCGTAATACTATTTTTCAAACGCTAGAAAATACTGTAAATGTGAATAAACTTTCATTTGAACATGAGAATGAAGATCCTACAATCCTGCAAATTACTGATGTAGTTAAACCAGAATATATCGCAAAATTTAATTTCTATCATTCTAGTGTTCTTCGTTCTAATTGCCGTGTGACTAATCAACCTGATTGGGGTGATGTCTATGTCATTATCAATGGCGATAAGACAGTGACTCCTGAATCACTTCTTCAATATATTGTTTCTATGAGAAAAGAAAACCATTTTCATGAAGAGATCTGTGAGTGTATCTATAAGCGTCTGTGGGATCTCTTGAAGCCAGATGAATTGCTTGTTGCTTGTCTCTATACACGTAGAGGCGGCATTGATATTAATCCAGTTCGTGCTAGTCATCAAGGAACAGTTGACAAATTTGCTAGCAACCTATACAATGTAAACATACTTAACGATAAGACACTGAGGCAATGATTATGGGAAGAATGAAAGAACAACTTGCAACATTTATTTCTGATAAAGAATTTGAGGAAACTATGGGAATGATTACTGCAGAAGGATTGAAAAATTTGCAAAAGTTAAATGAATTGGATACTGTAGTGAATCATCCTTCACACTATGGCGGCGCAGGAAATATCTATGAGACCATCAACGTCATTCGAGCATGGAACCTTGGGTTTAGTTTGGGTAATGCTGTAAAGTATCTTTCTCGAGCAGGCAAGAAGGATCCTACAAAGAAGATCGAAGATCTCAAGAAGGCAATGTGGTATATTCAGGAGGAAATTGATTATGAACTTAGCAGAAGCACTACAGGTCCTACCACAAACTTCTAAGAACGTAGTATCAGTCCTTTCAGGAGGACTTGATTCTACTATTATGACTTATGTCTTAACTCTTAGATATGGTTGTTCTTCTGTATTTGCGCTTTCTTTTGATTACGGTCAAAAGCAAAAACGTGAACTAGAGATGGCAGCAAAAACATGTGAACATCTAGGCATCAAACATAAGATCCTTGATTTATCTATCCTCGGTGATATCGCCAAGAACATGTCTGCTAACATTGGCGGTTCAGATATTGCTATGCCAACCATCAGTGATGTTTTAGGTGATCCTCAACCCAAGACATATGTTCCTTTTCGCAATATGATTTTAAACTCACTTGCTTTTTCATATGCAGAAGCAAACAAGGCGTCGCATATATTCACAGGTCTTCAGGTTCATGATGAATATGGATATTGGGATACGACACAGAAATTTGTTGATGCTATGAATTCTGTAGCAGAACAGAATAGGACTCATAAGGCAGAACTAGTAGCACCATTCAGTCAGTGGTCTAAATTTGAGGAAATTGAATTAGCAAAGGAAATGAAGAATGTGCGCCTCGATTATACGCTTACTTGCTATGATCCCGATGAGCGTGGATATTCTTGTGGTGTCTGTCCTTCTTGTTCGGAACGCATTATGAACTTTATCAAGGCAGGCGTTCGTGATCCTATTCCTTATGTTAATGGTGTTGACTGGGATAGGTTCGTTAAGTAATGTGTAGTATCATTGGAAGTTATCACAAAGACAAAATAGTAGAGTTGATACAACTAAATGCATATCGTGGCCAACACTCATGGTCAATTTCATATTACAGCACTATATGGAATGGCATAAACAATGTTATTCGCGGCATGGGTGAGGTACCTCATGATTTAATTCATATAGGTATGGATGAGTATTGTATAGTTCACATGCAAGCACCCACAACTTCTAATAAAGAAATGAATACAGTTCATCCTGCACAGATAGGTTATTCTTTGTTATGGCATAACGGCATTATCAAAGACAAGCATGTGAGAAAAATGCAGGAAGAATTGCTTACAGATGAGTCATGGGATACCAAACTCATTCTTAAGCAGTATATTGATAAAAATACTTTGATGGGAATTGATGGTACATTTGCTTGTCTGATGTATCATGAAGAACATCTTTATTTGTTTAGGAATATGATATCCCCCCTTTTCTACGATAAATATGGTAACATATCTTCTACGAGGTTTGATGATGCTCTATCTATTGATGCAAACATACTATTCAAATTTGAACCAGGACACTCACTTATTCCTGTAGATAAGTTTGATACAGTGAATAATCCTTATTATGGGTTAGATTTATGAAAAGAACGGTTGACAAAGACTTAATTGTCCTATATGATGAATACTTAAAGTTCACAAATAATAAGATGAACACGCATTCTCCTATAGCTATTGCAGGAGTAATGCTTTCACAAGCATTGTCACTTTATAAGACAATGCTACCTGCAGAAGATTTTGAACTTATTTTAGAAACAATTGGCGATTCTAAACATAACGTAGTTAAATTTATCTACCACAAACCCCCAACCTTACAATAAGGAATATATTATGGAAATTAAGATTGATATTGGCGCACTGCAAAAGCAAAAGTTGTTTGTCGCAACTCCTATGTACGGCGGTCAGTGCAATGGAATGTATGCTCGTTCTATGTGCGATCTCACTGCTATGTGTTTGAAGTATGGAATCGAGATGCGTTCTTACTTCCTATTCAATGAGTCACTAATTACTCGTGCTCGTAACTATTGCGTTGATGAGTTCCTTCGTTCTGGTTATACCCATCTCCTGTTTATTGATTCTGATATTGGATTCAATCCTCAGGACGTTCTCGCATTGCTTGCTTTGCAGACAGAAGAATCGCCTTATGATATCATTGGCGGCGCATATCCTAAGAAGTGTATCACTTGGGAAAAGATTGTTCAGGCAGTCAATAAGGGCGTTGCTGATGAGAATCCTAACATCCTCGAGGAGTTTGTAGGCGACTTCGTATTTAATCCTGTTATGGATGCAGGTGAAGAAAGCAAGTCAATTCGTCTTGATGAACCCGCTGAAGTTCTTGAACTTGGCACAGGATTCATGATGGTTCGCCGCAATACCTTTGAAGAGTATGTTAAGGCATATCCAGATATCATGTATCGTCCCGACCACGTTCGCACTGAAGCGTTTGATGGTACACGTAAGATTGGAATGTATTTTCAAGCAGACATTGATAAGGGTTCAGAGCGTTATCTGTCAGAGGATTATTGGTTCTGTCAGTATACTCGTAAGGCAGGCATGAAGATCTACATGTGCCCATGGATGCATCTGCAGCACGCAGGATTCTATACCTTTGGTGGTAAGTTGGCAGCACTCGCTTCTATTGGAGCTTCCGCAACAGCAGATCCTTCTAAATTAGGCAAGCGCGCCGCTAGTTAATTTTTTCTTTGAAAGGTTATTATATTATGAAATTGAGTGCAAACACCGTCGAACTGCTTAAGAGCTTCTCTAACATCAATCCTTCGATTTTTGTTAGGGAAGGAAACATTCTCTCTACATGTTCTCCCGTAAAGTCAATTTATGCTAGGACATCTGTTGAAGAGAACTTTGCTAAACCATTCGCCATCTATGAACTGAATAAGTTCCTTGGCATCGTTTCTTTGTTCGAGGAACCTAACTTGAGTTTCTCAGACAAGATGACTCCATCAGGAACAGTAGAAAGTATCATCATTGAGTCAGCAACAGAAAAGTATCTCTTCACCTGTGCTGATCCTTCTATGGTCATCAGTCCTCCTGAAAAGGAATTGAATTTCCCGTCTCCTGATGTTGAATTCAATCTTAATCAGAGCGCTTTGCAGAAGGTAATCCGTGCTTCAAACATTGGACAGTTGCCTGAAATTTGTATCACTGGCAATGGTTCGGTTATTGAGATGACTTCCACGACTGTCAAGACGCCAACCGCAGACAACTTCAAGGTTGCTGTTGGCGAGACAGACAAGACATTCACAATGATTTTCAAGGCAGACAACATTATTAAGTTGATTTCTACTGATTATAATGTTAAGCTATCAAGTAAAAACATCACCAAGTTTGAATCTACATCAAACGTACCTGTTGTCTTTTACATTGCAGCGGAACCTAGTTCCAAGTTTGGAGAATAATTATGCGTGAGGATTTCTTGTGGTCGCAGAAATACAGACCTAAGACAGTATCCGAAACAATCCTACCTGCCGATCTCAAAGCATCATTTCAACACTATGTTGATCAGCAGAATGTTCCTAATCTCATTCTAGCAGGTGGAGCAGGCATGGGTAAAACCACTGTCGCTCGTGCTATGCTAGATGAGTTAGATTGCGACTATATCATTCTCAATGGATCATTGAATGTCAACATTGATGCACTAAGGAAGGATATTACTAGTTTTGCTTCGACTGTTTCTTTTAAAGGTAAGAGAAAGTATATCATTCTTGATGAGGCAGATTATCTGACTGGACACATCGTTCAACCAGCTCTTCGTAGTTTCATTGAAGATTTTTCTGCTAACTGCGGGTTTATCCTCACCTGTAATCTTTTGAATAGAATTATTGAGCCGCTTCGTTCGAGATGTGTTCCCATCGAGTTTAAGATCGCTAAGGATGATCAACCACGACTTGCGTCTCAATTTTTCAAGAGAATAATTAACATCCTTGAAGTAGAAGGTGTCGCATATGATAAGGCTGTTGTGGGTGCTCTTGTTTCTAGGCACATGCCTGATTGGCGTCGTGTACTAAATGAACTGCAAAGATATTCTGTAAATGGTAAGGTTGACACAGGAATCCTTACCGACCTTACGGGTGACAACTTCAAAAACCTTGTAGGTCTGTTGAAGAAGAAAGATTTCCTTTCATTGCGTAAATGGGTTGCTGAAACTGATTTTTCTATTGACGAAGTATTCACTAACTTGTATGATAAAGCGTATGACTATGTGAATCCTAAGTATATTCCTCAGTTGATTCTCATTATGGCTGATTATCAGTACAAAGCAGCATTTGCTGCTAATGCTGAAATAAACCTTGCAGCAGCATTGACTCAGATCATGGTTGATATTGAGTTCGTCTGATGTATGTAAGCAAATGGGAAAAATCTAATAAAACTTATATCTGCAGGGGGTGTGATGATAAGATTGCACCCCTTGTACCGCATCTACATGCTAAATTTGTAGTCAATAGCATTGATCCGAAAGTTAATAGATTGATTGTTATGCGTCTATGCCATGAATGTATTGTTGACTTGAAATATTCAAAAACTCCACAGGAAATTGCTGATGACTCCCTTTGACTTCGTGTTTGCTATCAACGGCAAAAAGAATAGAGATTTAATTAGAGGATCAGAAAATCCTGAGTTAGCAGCAAAGGACTATAATCCATGGATCATTAACAAAGCATTCTCATTGACTGTTGATACCATCATGTATTCTAATGAGATGAATCTGCGAGCGCATCTAGATAAACAGATGCAAAATGCCTATTACATAAATACTATTAGACCAGGCTTCCGTAAGACCGAATGGGTCAAGAAGGGCGATACCGGACATGATATTGATTGTATCATGGAATATTATAATGTAACTCAGCGCAAGGCAGATGAGATTTTGAGGGTCCTAACGAAAGATCAACTCGCCTTATTAAAAAGAAAAATAATAAAAGGCGGATTAAAAAATGACCTTCGATCTAAATCAACTAGTAGAGGTGAAACTTTATAATTCAGAAGATTTTTTGAAAGTAAAAGAAACTCTTTCTAGAATTGGCATTGCTTCTAAGAAAGACAATACACTATATCAGTCATGCCACATTCTTCATAAACAAGGACGCTACTACATCGTTCACTTCAAAGAATTATTTCTCCTTGATGGCAAAGAAGCAAATATATCTGAAAGTGATGTTGGTAGAAGAAATAGAATCGTAGCGTTGCTTGATGAATGGGAATTGGTTGAAGTTATTAATTATTCTATGATTGAATTTAATATGATCCCTATCGGACAAGTTAAGATAATTCCATTCAAAGAAAAATCAAAATGGAATCTAGTGACCAAATACACAATCGGAAATAGTAGATGATAACTGATGTTGTTTCTGGTGGATGTTCTTTTGTTTGGGGAGAAGAATTAGAAAATAGAGATGATAGATTTGTTAAAATTATATCAGATAAATTAAATGCAAATCTACATGATATTTCTTTTCCTGGAAGAACCAATCAATTAATTTGCACTGATATAATTGATAAATTATTAGATCTAATACATAATCAAAAAATTTCTACAGAAAAAATATTTGTTATTGTTAATTGGTCATTTTTAGATAGATTGCCATATTATAACGCTAAAACCGATAAAATAGAAACAATTAGATTTTTTAAAAATAATGAATCAAGTTCAAATATTAAAAAATCTAATTATTATTATGATCATGAAAATATAAATTATTTAAAATATCATTTTTTTAATTTATTACATTATCTTCAAATGTTTTTAAAAGCAAATAATATAAAATATATTTTTGCTTTTGCAGATGATACAGTTCATGATCTTTTAAAATTGAAACAAGATAAAATTTATAAAAAAGAAAAAGAAGGTGCCCATAGAACTTCTATTGAAAATATTTTAAAAACAATAGACACAAAATATTTTTATCTAGATTTAAATATTTCTTGTTATAAAAAATTAGGTTTTAAATTAGGACCTAGGAAACATCCTCTAGAAGATGCTCATGCCGTTTTTGCAGAAAAATTAATTGATTTTAAATTGGAAATAGTAGATGATAACTGATGTTGTTTCTAGTGGATGTTCCTATGTTTGGGGACGAGAATTAAAAAATAGAGATGATAAATTTGTTAAAATTATATCAAATAAATTAAATGCAAATTTGCATGATGTTTCTATGCCAGGCAATTGCAATCAATTAATATGTACCGATATAATTGATAAATTATTAGATCTAATACATAATCAAAAAATTTCTACAGAAAAAATATTTGTTATTGTTAATTGGTCATTTTTGGATAGAATTGGATATTATGATCATGTTTCTGATTCTATCTTTCCTATCCATGAAATACATTTTAAAACAAATACGCCATGGGATCTTTATACAAAAAATAAAAAAATTGATCAAGAAAAATTTAATTTTATTAAAAGATGGTATTGGGATCATGGCAAACTAGATTATATGAAATATTTTACATTCAATCATATTTTGTATCTTCAGATGTTTTTAAAAGCAAATAATATAAAATATATGTTTGCATTTGCAGATGACACAATCCACGATCTTTTAAAATTGAAACAAGATTATACATGTGAATTAAATTTCAAAGATAAAATTCCTCATAGAACTTCTATTGAAAATATTTTAAAAACAATAGACACAAAATATTTTTATCTAGATTTAAATATTTCTTGTTATAAAAAATTAGGTTTTAAATTAGCGCCACAAAAACATCCTCTAGAAGATGCTCATGCTGTTTTTGCAGAAAAATTGATTGATTTTATAAAGGAAAAATATCCCGATGTTTACGTATCTTAGATATAGAATAAAAATGTGGTTTATCAATCGCAAAATGAAAAATTCAGATAAGTTTATTTACTAATGAAAATACTTGGCGTGAATACCCTTAGTCATGATTCTTCTATCTGTTTGTTTCATGATATCAACAATTTTGAGCATCTAATATGTAAGGATAGAAGTTCATTTCTAGATCCTGATATCATTCAGAAAGCAATTGATTTTAAACCTGATCTGATCAGTTATTATGAAAAACCCTGGTTGAAGAAGCAAAGACAATTATTCAATGGTCAATGGATCAACGCAGTAACAGAACCCTTGCCAATTTCATATTTTGAAGAAATTGGTTTGAGAGGCATTCCGATAGAATATCAGTACCATCATGCGAGTCATGCTGCTACAGGATTTTACACTTCTAACTTTGATTCTGCAGCAGTCGTTGTCATAGATGCTATAGGTGAATATACCACAACATCAATATGGCATGCTAGCAAAGGAAAGGAAATGAAAATGCTAGGACATAGGAATTATCCTCATAGCCTAGGATTGTTCTATTCTGCCTTCACAAAATTGATTGGGTTCAAACCAAACGCCGAAGAATATAAGCTCTATGAACTTTCACAAAGCGAAAAATTTCCAATCACCTATAATAGGGTAGAAGAATATTTAGATAAAAATCTTCATAGAGGAATCACTGATTGGTACGATCTTATTGATGAAGATATGAAAAGAGATATTGCTACTTCGGTACAATTGATTTTCGAAAGAGAAACAAAAAAACTCTTCAAACTTGCAAAAAAACTCTGCGGGTATCCTTACGAAGAAAATTTGGTGATCATGGGTGGATGTGCTATGAATAAAAAAGTGGCGGAACATGCCCGCCACTGGTTCAAAGACATATATTCCTATCCAAAGCCCGGTGACGTATCATCAAGCATAGGTGCCGCTATTTTAGCGCAAACTGTCGATCTTGTTGAGTTGGCTTTTCCTTGAGTAAGATCCTTTACCTTTTTTAGCAAGGACGATACGTTGGCGGTATTTTTTATCAGCCAATGCTTTCGCCGTTACAGAACGCCTCTTCACTTTTACCTCCTATCGTATTTAGACATCTTGCCTCCATGCCCAACATGGTAGGCACAGAATCGAACATTGGGATACTCATCCCTCAAGCTCAAGAAAGCGTTGAGGTTGTCCATGGAATCATCATACATCCTCACACAAGTGTAGGGATGAGCATTCAGGTACTCTCTTATATATACCAACTTCTTTTTAGCAGCAGAATCATTCCCAGGTAGATTGCCAGAACGGTGAACATGAATCTTGTCCATGTTTTCGATTCCGTGAGAGCTTAGCGCACCTAGGAACTTTTCCCTATCATCAAAGTCTGCCCTGGCGGTATTAATTACCGTCTTATTTTTTGGATTTTTTTTGCTAGTTGCTTGAGCAGCATTTATTGTTCTGATCATGTTAGCGATTGGCTTAGTAGTTCTACAGAAAATATCTGCTGATCTAAACTCACAGTAGTCGAAGCGACACCCATCAGGCAGGCTGTAAGTGTTATACTCAGACGTTGAAAGTGCTGCTACTGTTCTGTCAGCAGAATCCTTGACAAGGACCTTAGCACTAGAATAGACCAGTGTGTCGTCTATGTCAAAGACGTTGAGGACTGAGTGTTGCAGGCTTTGTAACATCGTGTTTTTTTCTCTATTCATCATATTGTTACACTAGCACACTTCTAGAAAGAAATCAACCGGAAATCTTCGGTTGACAATATTTTAAAAAGACCTTATATTAATAATATGATCAATCAAAGAAAGGATCACAAGATGTCTCATAACCCCCGTCTAGTCCCAGAATTCCTCTCTCGCTACCCCGGTGTAGATGGCTACACTCTCATCTGCATCTGCGAAGAAATCAACCGCAGAATGGGTGCCGCCGCTGGCGTACAAGGCATTCTAGAGCAAGCACTGCTTCTAGACCACGCTGGAAGATACCTCGCTTCTGTCTGCCTTAGCCAGCAGGGGGTAGATAAGACTCAACTGAACATTCTCAAGAGGTTCCCTCGTGTCCACTAGCAAACTAGACGCTTTCTTAGACGGCTTCATAGACGGACTCTTCTACTGCTTGATTGTTGCAACAATTGTAATAGTTGCTGCAACAATTTACACTCACATCTGAAAGGCAAAGCAACGTTTCTGTTGCTAGCAAGTAAGAAAAGATCTCGGTTGACAATATTCTAGAAATGTCCTATATTCAATTATAGGATGAGATGAAGGAATCGAGATGACGCTTCTAGACCAAAGAATGAATGAGGGCATAGACCTGCTTATTGCTAAGCTTGAGGCTATCAAAGCCCAAGAAGGTGGCTATAGCAAGAAAGTGCTGGCTGTAGACAAGGTGGCTAAAGAAGCCAAGAACTACGCTGACTACTGGGACTACAAGCTCACTGACTGGGCTTCTGACTGAGGAGATGACAATGACTTATAGTAAACGCTGGAAAATAGTCACTACGCTGCCCAATGGCAACCAACTCTCTACAGTAGAGCTGCCTTTTCCTAAGGGTGCTTATGAGAGCTGCTGGTTTTATGCTGAGAACTTTAAGGGTCGAGATGAGGATGGCAGCGAGGTAGTTGCTACCTATGATAACGCTTTTGATGCCTTCGACGGACATATAGATCTGCTATCTGCTTCGCCGGACATATACCTCTGCTTAGCGGGCTCTAATAAAAAAAATGTTGACCCCGGTTGACATTTTTCTAGAAATGATCTAATATCAAATAATCGACACAACGGAAAAAGGAAGCACACAATGGCACATGAAGTTGAGACTATGGCTTACGCTGGCGAGACCCCTTGGCACGGTCTTGGTGTTCCGGTTCACAATGATCTGACCCCTGAGCAGATGCTCGTCAAGGCGGGTCTTGATTGGACCGTTGATAAGGTCCCCTCCTACGTCAAGATTGGCAAGAAGGAAATTGCTACTGGTCAACAGGCGCTCGTTCGCTCGTCTGACAAGTCGATTCTTTCTATGGTCTCCGACGACTGGAACCCTTGCCAGAATCATGAAGCGTTTGAGTTCTTCAACGACTTCATCATGGAAGGTAATATGGAGATGCACACTGCTGGTTCGCTCAAGCAGGGCAAGAACGTCTGGGCTCTTGCGAAGGTCAAGGATTCCTTCGAGATCCTCGGTGGTGACAAGGTAGATTCTTATCTGCTCTTCTCTAACCCCCATGAGTATGGTCGCTGCATTGATATCCGTTTCACTCCCGTGCGAGTCGTCTGCAATAACACGCTGACGCTTTCTCTTGCTGGTAAGAACGATCTCATGGTTCGTCTCAACCATCGCTCCAAGTTTGATCCTAACATGGTCAAGCAGACTCTTGGTATTGCTCAGACGAAGATGGGCACCTACAAGGAGATGGCTGAGTTCCTTGCCTCTCGCGCTTATACGACTGAGTCGGTTAGCAACTACCTCAAGGAAGTGTTCCCTTCGCTCACCACCAAGAAGGATGCATCTGTGATGTCTCGTCCTGCTGCTCAGGCCTTTGAGGTCCTTGAGACGCAGCCTGGTGCAGAATTTGGTAAGAACACTTTCTGGCAGGCTTTCAATGCGACTACCTACGTGGTTGACCATGTTCTGGGTCACTCGCAGGAAACTCGCCTTCAGAGCGCCTGGTACGGTGATAACCGCAAGCGCAAGCTTGTTGCCTTGGAAAAGGCGGTTGAGTACGCGGAGGCTGCTTGATGTCTAGATTTTCGCTAGTAAGGCTTGGCGAACGACCTGCAGGGGATTCTGGGCCTATGTCCCAGATCCTCGACGGCGCGTCCTATCAGCCTATTCCGGACGAGGTTCGTCCGCGAGTTGGCTGTGGTGTCCGAGTCGGATCCTACGCTGGTCGTACCTATTCCATGCAGGACTATTGGCAGACAACTCCTGTCACCAAGATCCTTAAAGATGAACCTGACTACATCCTTTTCGAGACGAAGAACAGCACATATGAGTGGAGACTCATATGAATAAGGCTGAGATGGAACGTCTATGGAACGGCCGTATACTAGACTCGCAAAAAATCAACAAGTGGAAAACACCTAAGGGCAAGACATACAAGATGGTAATGAAGGTTTGGCAAAAAATAGAACTTGATGTTCTCTATGCTGAAGGTTTCTACAAGAATGATACAGAAGCAAGAAATTCTCTTACGGAGAAACTGTCAAATGAAAGAAACTACAAATATCCCTATAGCGATTATCCAAATCTTGTTTGGACAGTAAACCCGGTTGACATTATTTAGGAAATGCGCTATAAATAACAATATGCGCTCTTGGTGAAACAGGTAGACACAAGAGACTTAAAATCTCTCGCTTCGGCGTGCCGGTTCGATTCCGGCAGAGCGCACCAATTTTAATATGAGAACATGATATGAAAATTTCAGAACATTATAGCGCCGATAAAGTCAAGAGTGCTTTCATTTATGTTGATAATAGCACTCAAGTTTATTGGATTGATTTCTACGAAGAAAATGTATTGATTGCTACTAAACCGTATCCTGAAAAAAGCATTCACTATGTAGAAGATGCTGCTGAAAACTATGTCTTAGACATCTTCAATTTGAACCTAGGAGTACATAATGGCACACCCGCATAAGAACCGTCCACGCAAAGGTCGCCGCAAGCTTGGATCTAAGAAGCGCAAGGCTCGCAACAACCGTAAGAAGTAATTTCCATGGCAAGATCAGATATCAAAGGTTACGTGATTGTTCCTCCTGGTGATTTAGCGTGGAAACTGTGTTACTGGACCTTTGCTCCTACCAAATCCGAAGCATGGTTGAGAAGGATTGGTCACGAAGTACATGACATAGACATTCCTTATAGGAGACAACTGTGGCATGACAAAGGACATAGACTAAGAGAAGCAACACTTACCATTCATCCAGGCAGGGATGAAGATGAGGCTACAGATGGCAAATCACCTTCCAGTCCTAGTGTACAGCAAACTGAAGCAGAAATAAATAATGCTGAGTGGGAGCGCATCTGTAATGCATATGCTGATGAAAATCAGCGACTGTCTGACCGCATCGAAAAGCTACAATCTCAATATGATATCGCACTAGGTGCTATCAGAGTTGGTGTTGAACGTATCGAACAATTGACTTCTGAACCTTGGTTAAATAAGGAGTAAGGCATGTCTTATCAAAATGAATCACAAGCATACCCAGCACCAGTCGTTGATTGGGGTCTAAGAACATACCTTGTTGGTGTGTTCAATCATATGGGAATCGCATTGCTAATCAGTGCGGTTGTCAGCGCATACATTGGTCTCACACCTGAGATTGGTGCTGCTATTTGGGGAACACC